ACCAGGTAGAAAGCTGTGTGTCTTAAGACACTCGGTTCTTAAAGTCATGATTAAAAAGATCCCAAGAATGCGAAACAGGGACATGTCCCGCATCAATGAGAGCTCTATTAACTTTTGATTTCAAATCATCAAAGTACGCCCTTCCATGGAAGAATGCAAAACGCATTGCACCTTCTATATTAACATATGACTGTTCAATCTTCATCTGTTCATTATCTGCTCTGACCCAATTGATCATCTCTTGAATAGTTTCCACATCAATGGTGGGGACGCGAATCCACCCCCAATCAGCGGTTCCTCTCTTGAGAAATCTCAGTTGATTCAAGGGCTTATAAGGAATTATAGTATCCGATTTATCAGCCGCTGTATAGGTTATTCCAAATTCCGCAAGGAATTTAGAATATGTCTCGAAATTGAAAATATCTTTCATCTCAGGTGAAACACTATATCCGTTGTCATCTCCATAAGCCATGTTTCTCACATGTTGCGAATAGAGTCCAACACTCAAAAACCATTTTTCAACCTGTAGATTATTTTTCTTAACCATATGTCGAGAATACACACCATAGAATCCTATACGTCCGAGGTAATCATTTACCTTGGAATTCATTGGTGTGGTCATTAAATTGCCTGAAGGGTTCCCTTGATGACTCATATAGAGAACATTCAACACAAGTTGTCGAGGATGAATTAATTCATCAACGATAATCTCACGAATCTTTCGGCAAGCCTCCTTACTGAATGTGAATTTACATCCACGACCAAAGTCGAACGATATTGAATCCACATACAGATCATAAAAATCTGACACATTTGACATTGCACGTTGCATAAGCTCAGGCATGAGTTTAGCATCGTACTTTTCAAAATCACCATCAAATCCTTCAAGTCCAACTTCTTCAAGACGTTGAAGCATGATTTCCCAATCATAAGATTCAGGATCCATACCAGTTGCACTATAGAATTTGAGATAAGCCTTGTGGAAAGCAGTCAGATAATCTATCAAAAACACTCTAGCACACAATGAGAAAGCAAGAGGAGCGATAGTAAAAACACGAGTGCTAGCACTTGCAACCTTTGCAAGTTTTACACGATCGGTCTTTAGACAATCACTCCAAACACTATTCTCATCACGTTCAAGCCGTGACCAACTTTCGAACACTTTCTTCATCTCATCAATAAGTCGAGGTGAAGGAGTGAATTTTCCGTCGTCACTAACATCTATAAGCCAGGTTTTTCCTTTCCGTCCTTTCCCTTCATGTACTAATGGCCATCCGGGAGATGACTTCGTATTCACATTATGTGTATTCGATCCATCTCCTTTCATAACGTAGTCCATTTCAATAGTTGTGTTGCGATCTCGTCCTCTAGGCCAACGCAGAATTTGAAGCTCTTCAGCATCAGATTCCTTGCAAGCAAAGTCAACGAGATCTAATGGCATCATCTTTGTAGGTGTGCCATATTTTTCAACACCTTTCTTGAGTGGACTTACACCACTTTCGTTTCGAGGATCTTTCGGATGTAAAATACTAGGTTCAGTTGTATGCTTGAATATCTTATCGTGCAAGATAGATTCCACAATATCATGTTTCTCGGGTTGGCGCAAAGCCCATTCCTTTGAAACAGTACCAATTTCCGTAAAATTGCCTTCAATTTCAAGTAGAGGAACATCTTCTCCAAGATATTTTCCATTGAAATCACTTGTTGAAAGGTCTCCAGTTTCGTACTGCGACAATAAAAATTCAGTAATTTGTTTTGTAACCAAAACAGATACTGATAAATTCTGTCCTTGACGACCAGCGACATGTATTCCAACAAATTTTCCAGCAAGTTTAGGGTCAAAAGCAATTACAGGAGCACCACAATCTCCCACACTTGAAGGCACATTGAGTCGAAATCCTTTTCGAATCAAGTACGCTTGAGTCTCTCCATTACATGACCCTTTATAAGTTGCCTTATCTCGAGCATCAATAGGAGAGAGATCACCATGTGCGGTATAGAATGATCCATCCTGCAACGTAAACATGGCTCCCTCGCACAGTTGAATTTTGCTAACATCATTTTCATCAATGAAAAGATGAGCAATTTTCTTCTGGAGAGGGAATCGAGCCGACATTTCATAAGAACAAATGTCAAGCTCATCCAGTTCACGAATTTTTTGTTCATCAACTAACTCCTCAAAGAGAACTTTGCCATCAGAAACAGTTATTGTTGAGCCTTCTTCCATTCCCATAAAGAAATGTCGAGGCATCATCAACACACGTCCTCCGAGAGCAATACAATACATTTTGGCAATCGTACCTATTGGACCTTTAACTTGGACTGTATAAACATTCGATGGTAATCGATGTCTAACAAGATCCATAGCATTTGGGTCGGTAGAGCCCTGAATCTTAAGATCTTTAAGAGCAGGACGTCTAACAATAAGCTTTCGACGACCAAATTTACTTGAACGTTCATCACCTGAAGGAGTCATTTCCATAGTAAGATCGACTAACCCACCAGAAAACATTTTAATAATTTGACCAGAAGCTGAATATAATCCAGCAATTCCACCAACCATTCCAATAAGAATTCTGATTTTGTTGTCTTGGAAAAACTCTTGAGCGCGTTTCCACAAATTTTTACACCCTTGCCACATACTTTGAAATTGTTTTACACAATCATCAAAATAGCGCAATAACTTGGGTTTGTTAATTTGCTCACGCATCAAAGAGTCTTCCTCAACACAAAGCCGATCCACACAGGATCCATGTCCAGGTTCATCGGTTTCATCCATAGCGTTATAATCAACAAAAGTTGATTGAATAACACGATGAGGATTACCACCGGTCCATTGAGCATAATTATTGAGGTTTCCGTTATAACGATCTTTAGGAATAGTATCTTCAGCAAGCTGAGGATGCTTTTCAAGATCAACGTACATCTCTGCAATCATACTACGGGCAAGTTTAGGTAGACGAGCTCCATTAAGAGTCATAATCTTCTTCTGTTTTAAAACATGTTTGGCAAACTGAAGTTTCGCATATTCTACGAAATCAGCCCAAGACAAAACTTTAATCAAAGAAAAATTATCCATAGGATCGACAACATGCATTTCTACATGTTCCATCTTATCTCTAACTCTTGCCGGAACCTTATCAACATCACGCACATTAATTGAATCTTGACTTTTGCTTCCGCAAAATTCTTTCTTCAATTTCATTGAGACACAAAGATCTATTCGACGATAGACAGCTTGAGGATCTACAACAACATTGTTTAAATTTAAACCTAAACCATTAGTTGTAAACAAAATAAGCTCTCCTTCGAAGTACATATCCTTGTCTTCAATGGCCGCTTGTTCCACAGTAAACGCTGTATTAGTTTTCATATCAATGAATTCTGTAACAGCTTGTTCATAACGATCACCACCACCACAAAAAGCATCATCCATAAGGATGACTTTCTGGCGACGATAATTATTCCAAAACTTCTGACCAGGAACACGACCATACGTGAAATCAACACGAGAATCATCGTACTCACTGTAGATTGCTTTTGCAAGCAATCCCATAGAGGACGATTTTCCAATGCCAGCTTTTCCTTCAATCTGAATAGCCATCGGATCAAAACGAAAACCAGCACCAAATCGTGCTCTATTGGCTTCTTTCACAAGAAGATCAACAGAGCGTAAAATATAGCGCACAGTAGACTCAATCTTCGAATCATGTTGCTCTACTGAGAGAGCAAGATAATGAAAACCTTGCTTCTGTGCACGATACACACGTTCTTGCAAACTATCACTGAAATACAAAAGTCTACGATTCATTTCTGAATCAAGATCTTGCACTTCAAACATCCAATCTACAACACCATCAGCGTTACGAAATCTCAACAAAGCACGTTCTTCTTCAGAACCTGCAAAGTAGACATAGATATCTTTACCTTTATTCAAAATGAATTCAAGCAAAGATTTCCAATTTCGCAACGCATTGGCAGTCACATTTGTCATCTTACAAAAGTCCAAAAATTGACTCACTACAGCAGCAGTGGGTAAAATTAGACCCATTGAACGAACAACAATCGAAATAATCTTAATGATAGAATTGTCACTATGGGGGAGCAGATTTTCCAGAGAATCCTTACTTAATTGAGGCGAATCCTCTGTTGGGTCTGCAGGTCCAAAAGTTTCAATATATAATTCCAAATCAGCAATACGCTGATCTTTTTCATCAAGAACCATCGATTGTTGACATGACATAATGTAACAACACACAAAAGAAAAGATCGACCACCAAGTGTTCGATCCAAAACAGTGATCTGCTAATTTCAACAATAAAATTGAAATAACGATCACTATCAACTTTCCATATTCATCGTAAAATTTCTTCGTTAACCGAATTAAAGACTGTTTCCATCCATCGAGTTTTGCTGTACAAGCAGCAAAAGCCTCTTTGAATGCATCAATCAATTTATCAGGTAACAAATTAACATTCACGTCAAACAAGGAAAATTGCATCTCTAAGTCAGACAAATCGCATTTAGCGATTTTAGACAAGAGGTGAGGTAAATATAACTTCTTCGCTTTGTTAATGCGGAGAAGATCCAAAGCAACTGAGCCAGAATCCTTTCGGATTTTAGCTCTATCCAATCTCTGATTATATTCAATCCAAAACTCACGTTTTGCCTTAAACACATTCAGAGGCAAGATATGATTTTTCATAATCGGGTTAGTAGGATAAGAACGTTGTAATTGTTCTTTACAGGCTCTAACGTCACACACTGACTGAAGATAACTAGGTTTCTCAAACACATGTTTGACAAGATGATGATTTACAGTATGACACTGCAAATCATCAACACTATCAAACAAAGAGAAACAGCGAAGACAGCCAAATCCAAAAGAGTTAAACAACAATTCATGAGCGAATTGATGATGTTGAGAATTCAAAAAAGAGTCCTCTCGACCTAAGCACAAAGTGCAATGAGGAGGGGGTTTGAATATAGCAACATCATAGACATGTTTCCCAACAGGAAAACACAAATAAGCAAACGATATTGAAAACTTTTCATGATACTCACGATGTGAAGCACCTCTGTCTTTAAACAAGACATTAGCAACTCCACAAAATGAGCAAAATGAATCAGAATAACGATCACACATTTCTGCAAGATCTACAGCAGAAAAAGAATGATAAACTGAGAAAACTGAAGTTCGATGAGAAAACACATCCTCATCTACTCCAAACTCTAAACTTGAATGATTATTCAAATAAGATCGAATAGAATCTAAAGTACTTTCAGTCAAAGGGGTAACACGCTTCATATAAACATCAGAACATCCAAGATAGACATTTTGAAGATATGCTCGTTCAAGAAGAGGAAGAGGCGACATAAACGTTGTCCATTCATAAGAAATATAAGATGGGCGACGTTCGGTATAAGAAGAGGGAACATAAGTTTCAGTTTCAACAATAGTAGGGGTAACAAATTTCGAAATTTCTTGATTTGCGGCCATAATAACAGTTAAAGTAAAACTTGAAAGTGTATAAAACTTTCGGGAAAGGGTGACTAACCGGATACACTAACGGATCCATATTAACTAGATGGACAACTCCGAGCTCTTTATTACGCTGAGCTACCAGCGGATTGTTTCTCTCTGTAAGCAAAGAGAGATCTAGGTAATCAACCAGATCTATTAAATAGTAAGGGTATATTATAAACACATATAATTAAAATATTGTACATCTAAGTATCCAAATCATGCACCAAGGCGACTCAAAATCGAG